GCATCGGCGACGATGAACCTAACTCTCTTCTGCTTAGTTGACGCTGGGTCAATTGTAGTGTATCCGGGCCATGCTGATGTTGGGTATGTCATCTTTAGTGGCGGGTCTTGTCTTTGCGGTTCGATTCCGCAGCAGTATAATTCGTGCCTAGTGTTGACGTCGCGGGAACCTGTTAGTTCCCCGTGACAATTCTCACATGGCCGTCTCTCCCGAGCATACTTCTCATCATCTTGTTTCTCGAAAACACTCCTGAACCTTACGTCTAAATCATCTGTGGGTTGCAGTCTAACATGCGAGGACCTGCACGACAAGGCGTGGTTATCCTGGTAAAGCTGGCTTACTCTCGGAGACCGACGGGCCACGTTAGACGTGGATGACGCCGTCGGCCGTAGGCCACTCAATGATTTTGGGGTAGGGTGTACGGGGTGTTCATTTGGTGCGTGATGGGAGGATTTGCGCGGGAGGGATGTCGCTATTGGAAGAGGATTGGAGTGTAGAACTTCATCCTCTGCACTGCTTATTGGCAGGGGTGGTGCGCTTGGTGCTGTTGGTGCGTACAGAGCTTCAGCTTCGTCTCCTATTTCGGCGACTAGGTCGAAGGTAGGAGGAGCTAAGTCTACGGGTTCTGAGAATGATGGTGCGTTAAGCATCTCATCCGGCGATAGAGGTTGCCACCGATTAAACGCTTCCCAGTCGAAACCGGGGAAGTGTTTTTCGGCGACATCCGTCATCCAATCTGCTTCTAAATTGATAAACTGGTCAATCAGCTCGAAGTTGGCTGACCACCAGGAAACATCTTTTCCGGGGTCGATCAACTTAGTGGGGACTTTGACTTTGTTTAAATTTAGCCACAGGATGGAGTATCTGCCAATAATGGGCGTGTTAGCATCGGTGAACACGCAAGACATGGCTTTCTCTGTGAATTTCGTGGCGGGTTTGGCGTCGACGTCAGTCGTGCAATTGAATTTGACCATTTGCCTGGCCAGATCGCACATGTTGTTGGGGTCGCCGGTCCATACGTCTGGACCGAATATGCGTGAAAGAAAGTTTATACCTGGGTCACCGCGCTTGAATACGTCACAGGTCACTTGGTGACCAATGTCCTTAGCGGCTTTGGCATAAGATCTCTCGGGCATGTCTCCCATGAGACTGTCGTCGCCTCCGAATTCGCAACGGTCGTTGAGCATAGCCCAGGCTTCTTTGGGGCTATAGAACGTACCGTCGGGTTTGTGGGTGCT